CTGGTCAATATCAGCTCCTTTTAACTCCATGTTAAACTGAAACTCTCGTTCCATTAGCCCTAACTTTATTTGACTTTCAGCTTCCATTTGAGCTATGTCTATTTGGCTCTGCGCTTGTGCTAATGATATTTTTTGCTGCGTTATAGCTTGTTGTTTTTGTATTTCCATTTGCGCGGCTTGTTGCTGTGTCTTAGCGTTTGCTTGTGCTTGTACTTTTATGTTTCTTTCTTTTAGTTTTTGATCTCTATCTATTTTCTTTTTTCTACGTATTTTTAAAAGTTGATTTGCTAGCTTTACACTTTTTACTTCTC